AGTTACCGTAAGTATAGTATCAGCAACCCCGACAACATAAAAGTATTTGTCTGTGGTTTGAGTGAGTTTAATTTTATCACAGATAGAATAAATTGCTGCTGCGCCCGAAGGAACGGTTATTGTAGTGGCGGAAGCGTAAGCCCAAGTTTGATTAGCAGGTTGCCACGACATATCATTTGAAAAGTGGAGTGAAGAAACTGCCGAACAGACACTTTGCCCTGATGAGTGCTCAACATCAACAGTTCCTGCTAGTCCTCGTGTCAAACCAGATAAAGCACCAGTAACACTATTGTATGAAGTATAAGATATAGTTTCTGGTCCGTTTGTTGCCCCTATCGCCTCTGAACTATCGTAGCTTAGCGATAATACTCCGTTTAGCGGTGGTAATTCTAATCCAGTTCCTATTGTTGCCGAAGATGCCGCTGCTGCCAGGACACCATCAAGCGAGCTTGTGACAAAATCTCCAGTTGGTGCGTGATACATAATTCTCCTTAATTTAGTTTATTAGCTGATCTGAATGCGAAGTGATCGAAGTACATCAGATATTGAGATATTGAATCCAATCTCCAGCTATCCGAACTTGTTAATTTATATTGAATTGAAAATTTTTTGCCTTTAGCTTTTAATCTTTGAGGAGTATTAACAACTTGAGATACTGTTACCGAGTTAGTCGAACTTCCTGCTGGTACAAGCCCAAGCGGATCACGCCCACACCCGCCCTGAGGTTTATTCTGGCTCAAAGTCACCGGTGCTGTTACCTGTGTATCATCAAAAATTACATAAAAATTGACAGTTCCATTTAGTGATCCCATTGAAAAAGTTGTGTCAAAATAAAATTTAATTATATCTGGACGATTTTCCGTAAACGATTTGGAAGTCCAATAACTAGATATTGCTTCCCCATCATCATTAACACCTACCATTTTGTGGACCTTACCAGTGGAAACCTCACCAAAATACAGGCAAGTACTATTAGTTGAGTTAGTATAAAGTGTCGCATCGTTAGCCGACATATTTCGCCAGTCTTGCCACGCTTTATAGCGAACATCATAAACTAGACAAGAATCGTTTTCAGTTCCGTACAGTGAATAGAATAAGTGATATTTAAAGTTATAGTATTTGCCGACTAATTTAGTTTTGTTCGTATTTGATATAGAGTCGAATATTCTTTGAACCTTTACCGATTTATTAGTCGTTCTGACATATAGGTAGTTGGCAACATCACCCAAAGAATAAACTCCATCGTGAGAAGCAAACATAATATCTTCTTCACATTGACAAATTGATCTGTGAGAAACACAACCGACAGCGTTTGTTACTAGCTCAACTTGATATGTATTGGCTGTTGCGGTAGATGTTACCCGAAATATTGATTTGTTAAGAAAAACATATAAAGCGTTCTTGAAATTAACTAATCCCGTAATTTCCTCTCCAGAACCGGGGCGAAACACTACTGTCCCTGGTTTGCTTGAAGTTCCATCGTCAACAAAGTCAAGGCATTTTGTAGCATCTGGCGTTTGGGTTGAAAAATTAAGTACATCTTTATACTGGTCATCAGCACACCACAATCTGCGATCATAGTATGCTCCATAATATCCCTTTGTTCCGTTAGTGTGAGCAGCCAAAGTAGAACCGTTGTATTTTTGCATCGCATCAATACCATTGAAGGTAAACAGATAACCATCGGTGGATACCGGAGTGTTTGGAGTTGGAGACGCAGCCGCCAAAAATGCCTGAACGGTGTCGACATTATATCCGTCAGTAAAAGTATTACCTGTTGCCGCAGTCCAGCCTGCCCCGACTGAATAATAGGCGTTTATATCCGCTCCGTCAGAAGCAAACTTAACTATCTGATCAAGAGCAGAAGTATGATATTCATCTAGTCCATATATTTTAGTTCGTGAGTCCCCTACCGTTCCTACTTGAGTGTAACCAGATCTATTTCCTACACCGGTTTTACCTTTGAAATCACAATTAACGGCATCAGGTGATTCATTGTCTGCTACCTGACGGCTGCCGTAATAGTAGTTGACTCCTCCGGAAAAGTCATCTCGATATTCTGTGGTAAATTCATTGGGTTTAACCATTTTGACTTAAATTATCTCCAGCTATTGATCTCTCAATGTAGGTTGGTCCAAACATATTATCCGAACTCCACATCGCTTGTATCCTTTTTTGAGCCTCAGCCTTAAATTCAGCTTTAATTGGTGCGTTTTGTGGGCTTCCTAGATAAAGTTTAGAAGCAGCCAAATAAGCAACAGCTTCGTAGTCCGGAACGATACATATATCGCTATTGGCTGTAAGTTCTGCGGGAACGGAATAATAATAAACAGCAACTGTTCCAGATTGAGTTGGAGTATTAAAAATATGTAATCCGGATGTCGTATCGTAAGTTATCCAATAAACAGCTTCGTTCTGGAAGCTATTTCTGTTTTCAACAGGTATTTCAGTAAATACCACATCGTTATCAGTTGAAACCCCAACAATTCTCGCATCATAAATTCGCCATTTGGGATTAAAATCAGTTGGTAAGTCAGCAACTCCGGCTGCTAGTGTTAAATCATCAGTAACCATATTCCACGAGAAGGGAAAAGTGTCGCAAATATCAAAAATTGAAGCGTTGATGTGCGAGTCAATTACCGCTGATTTTGCTTTGGTATTGTAGTTAGTTTCACCAATTAGGTGATTAACTCTTTTTCTGACTGTTAAAAAGGTAGCCATCTTTATTCTTTACTCCAATTAAGTCGAGAGATGATTTTAAGTTAATTCCAGTTATTGGGTCAATAGCTAAATTATTTATTCTCATACACTCTATTCGTTTGTCGGCTTCGGCAATATAGTCGAGTTGGAGCTGTGTATTTCTCTCATCACCAACCCAGTTTTTAGCTGCTGCCAGATAAGCTACTGATTCAGCGTCAGGAACGATACAGTAGTCAGCCGTGCTGGAAAGTTCGCTAGGAACAAAATAATAGTAAATAGGCACTGTTCCAGATCTAGTAGGCGAATTAAAGGTATATTCGTTTGCTAGTGAGTTATAGGTTATCCAATAAACATAATCAGATTCGGTATATTGGTCTCTTTCAGAAACATCAATCATAGTAAATACATTGTCGTCATCTGCGCCGCTTGAAGTAACTATTCTTGCATCTTTTAGTTTGTAGTTGGCGTTATAATCTGCCGGAAGCGATGCGGCACCTGCACTTAAAGTCAAATCGGCTGTTGCGATATTCCAATTAAACGGGTATCTGTTGACAATATCTAAAATTGCCCAGTTAATGTGGGATTTACCGGCATCATCAGCTGTTGAAGTTGATTCGCCGATTAAGTAGTTATAGCGTTGCTGTACATCACCAAATGTTTTCATCAACCATATACACGCAAACGCTACCGTCTTTGAAAGTTAGGATCTAGGTCGGTTCGTCTTTCAAGGGTAGAAAACCACTTTAAGAGGGGTTTTACTAATTTATCCTCACTAAAGTTCTCTTTAATAAAGTCATATTGTAATTCACCGTGTTTTTTACGCTTTTTTCCGTCTAATATTAGTTTTTCAAGCTGGTTGTACCACTCCCAGTTATTTGAAGCATATAGGCAGGGAAGCCCTTTTAGGTTCTCGACAGGTGAAGCAACAACAGGTATATGCAGAGCCGAGTTATCTAGTATTCTCAAATTAGACTTACATCGGTTATATGATGAGTCAATTAAGGGCGATACCGCTATATCTAGCTGAAGTGATGCTAGTTTTTTCTGATACTTTGAAAACCCAACCCAGTCGTGAAATTCAACAGGAAAGTCAGGCTCCTTTAACCCATGCTTTGGTGAAGTACCAAAGACAACAAAGGTAATTCCATAGTCTTTTATTAGTTGCTTGATAGCGGGATAAACTAATTCTAAATCAGCTCTGTGCCCGTAAGCCCCCTCCCAACCAATTCTAATACCCTTGTGAGGTTTTAAATTTCTACGATATAGTTTGAGGTCAATCCCATTTGGTTTAATATAAATATTTTTATTCATCGGTTCATAAAGTTTTTTAAGATTCGGTACAGATACTGTTAGACCATCAGCGATTTTAAGTGAAAGTTCAATTTCCTTGCGATATTTTTTGGCTAATTCACCAGGATTATCTCTTGAAGCATTATAAAGATTGTCATCTATATCAATTATTAGTTTCCCCCCTGTCCATTTGCGAATATCAAGCATTCTAGCCATATCATCTTTGTTGGCAGTGAAATTTGACCAGATAATATCAGCATCTTTAGATATTTTAGCCAAGAGTTGTTCGTTGACGACTAGATGACCGTGGGAGTTCTCACCGTAGACATTATCACCTGAGAAAAAGGTCATTCGACAATCGTTCCCCTTTCTTTTTAGAAACCTCATCGGTTGTACTAGACGATAAAATCCAACGGCAGAATCCTGACGAATAAGCCCAGTTATTTTCATATTTTGTACTCCTTCCTGATCTTCTCGGTAATATCGTGTACCTCCTCATATCTTGCGTTTGAAACATTATATCCAGTGTCGAAGTGCATTACTAAGGGTTTTTTAACCAACTTAAACTTATATCCTCTCTCAAGCCATTTTAGAACCATTATCAGATCATCATTTACTTTGTACTCTGGTCTGTATACATTTTTAAAGCACTCTTTTTTAGCTAAAACTGTGAAGTTAGGTACTATTTGATAAGAGTTTGGGTGTTTGCGATCTAATATATCCTTATAGGTCTTGCCTCCGATATCCTCCGGGATAGTCATACCTATTTGTTTGCTTTTCAGGGTAGTATAAAATCCTGAATAGACTATGTCTACTTTTTCTATCGCCTTTCGCTCAACCTTAAGTCTATCGGGATCCATTTGACAGTCAGTGTCCATAATAGCAATATACTTGCCTTTGGAATTATCTACTGCGGTTTGTCTGGCAACCGATATTCCAGAGTGCTGTATTTTAATACCCCTGATTCGTGGAGATTCTTTTTCGTAATAGTCAATAATATCCTGAGTTGAATCAGTAGAACCATCATTAACAACCACTATTTCAAAATTTTTATAACTCTGGTTCAAGCAAGAATCAATGCAAGCCGCAAGATACTCCGTGCCATTAAATGTCGGAATACATACACTTATCATTTTGACCTCCTATATTAGTTTTCTAATTCTTTTAATATATTTATTGAAGTTTAGTTCTCTTTTCCAATATCTGCCCCACTTCGGGTCTAGTCCGCTCTTTTGAGCTTTTCTTATTCCCTCTATGATACTTTTTATATTGTCCTCTACCTTGATAACTCCCTTTAGGTTAACATTGGTGACTACCTGCCTGCCTGCGGTTAGAAACTCGATTGGAAGCAATGGTAGTCCATCGTGAACCGAAACTCTTAAATTACAAGAAAACTTAGGCATCCAGTCTTTCATATTGACATATCCCAAGTATTCAAAGTTCTTGCCCTTCTTCCCCTTACTCGGTTCATCGCCAAAGAAGTAGAATTGAATATCAGGCATCGCTTTGACAACAGCTTCCATCAAAACGGTATTATACATCGGGTTCTGTGAATTGTCGTAGATGGCTACAGTGAATTTTTTTGGTAGTGGCATAGGATCGTTGAGTTCTTTCGGTGGAATTGGCACGACTTTAGTTTTAACTCCGACCTCTTTAAGCTCTTTCTGGATAAAGTCAATTTCTGATAGGTTGACAATCTTTTCTTTTTTAATCCAGTTTTTGATGGCTTTAATTTTCTCAAATGAGCAATTCCATCTTAAGTGTATGACATCTGTACCAATCCAGTGAATAACCTTTTTGGCTTGAGTGTCGTTAAATACCATCATATGTGCTCTTGTAGTTATCGGATTATTCGGGTCTTCCTTGGTATAGAAACCAATTAGGTAGATTAGTTTGTAGGTGTGTGGCTTATATGATGGCATTGGTAAATAATCAGCTCCTAATTTTTCAGCTATATGATAGCCATGATGAGCAGCGCCTAGTGAAACTACACAAATATCAGACTTAGGAATACCGTTTTTGTTTCTTACAGTGTTCGTTCTCTCAATCCAGTTTCTATGTGAGTCTTGGGATATCCCACCTTCGTGGACATTTTCACCGGCAAAAAACGAGTGCGGGATATATTCAAAGTCATCGCCCCTAAAATCAGTTCTTTTAAGCTGTCTTATCGCCCAGTCCCAGTCCTGCAAGGACTTTATTGATTCATCCCATGGAATATATGCTGTCGCCCTAATTGGGAAAGTAGAATCACAGTAGTTTGAATACTTAAATGACGGATACCAGACCTTACCATTTGGAAATGTTAATGCTGTGCCAAATCCCCCCTGCGGTCCGTCAGGAGTAATAATATCGTACAGCCCCCATACTCGGTTTATCTTAGGGTTTTCAAAAGCGTTAGACCACATCCTTAGAGTTTCGGGGTACAAATACTTGTCTGAGTCTAAAAAGACATAAAAGTCACCTTTGGCTTTAGTTTGTCCAAAGTTTCTAGCGGCTGGAGCTCCTGCGTGTTCAATAGTGTAATAGTCTATTCTCCAAGCATACTTTGATCGGAGTTTTTTCATCTCCTTATCGCCACGCTTGTTTTTACCATCGAAAACTACAATCCACTCAAAAGTCCTGTACTCTTGTTCATTAAGAGAATTTGCGACTTTAGTCAAGTGTTTCCAATCATCCTTGTAGCAAGGAGAAATAATTGAGAACAACTTTTGCTCCTTCTGAAAAGGGTTCTTCGATTTCATTTAACCTCCGTGTTAATTACTTTGCTCAACGCTCCTCCAAAGCGTTGAAGCAAAACAATCAACTAAGCATCTGTGGTCATAACAACTAGCCCTGCAGATAGATTCAAGACAGCCGGAACCATCAAAGCTTTCCAACCAACGGTAATAAACTCATCAATCGGATCGTATTTTGAAGCTCCGCCCGCAGCTGTGTAGTATTTGACACTATTAAGCTCGGTAACGCCCATAGAACCTTTACCCAACAACAGAGAGTAGTAAACGGTAGCACCACCAGAGCCAAGAGCCGAAGATTTGATATTGTTATCAATTTGGACCTTTACTCCGCCATATGTGCCAGCGACACCTTTTCTCATATTCTCAGGATCAGTGTACTGATAGGCAGCCTGCCATGTAGAATCTGCCTGAAGTTGCATAGCCGTGTCTGAATGACAAATGAAAGCATAGTAACCATCGTCTCGTGGAAGGACATTGCGAGCCTTCAACCTTTTAACGACTTTACGAATTGTAGCAGCGGTTATCTTATATGAAGCATCATCAACAGTTGTAAAGTAAGACGAAATTGCAACAGTATTGGTTGTGCCCAAATCTTCACCGCTAACAGTATTGACTAAAGAAGCGGAGAAATGAATATTTGCCGGAACAGCTTTTGAAGATGATCCGTAGGCTTCCTCAATAATTCTTGTGTCAAGAACTTGAGCAGCCTGGTCAGCCATATTGTTGGTTACCTCAGTGATTGTACCTGTGATCGCAGCAAGCTGTGTAACATCTTGTACCGCAACAGCATAACCATATTTCTCAAGGGTAGCCGAAACCTGTGTGGAAACGATATTCCCTGGAGTAATTGGTTCTCTACCAGCAGAATACTGGATTCTGGAAGCAGAAACAGTTGTTGAAGGCGTGGTCATTCGTGGGAAATAGACTACCGTTCCATTGTTCTCTGGAAGCGGAGCTTTATCCACATATTCCATCATGCGAACTTGTGGAAGTAATCTCTCTAAAAATGACTTGCCATAAAATGTTGGCACTGCACCTGCGAGATCAGCTGTACCTGTGTAATCAGCCATAGTAACTCCTTATATTGTCCTCTGCATAACTCGACTTAATCTCCTCCAAGATGTTATGTGCGAGGGATGTTGTAATACTCAGCAAACTCGGCGGCGGATAATTTAGAAGGATCGATCTTCTCTCTGTGTTTAGATTCACCGACCGCACCAGCTTGTGTTTTTGCTTTGGCAAGTTCGTGTCCTTCTTGAAACCCTTTTTCCTTTGCTTCTTTTACCTGTGGGGTATATCGTTGTTCAAGCTCCTTTTTAGCTTTTTGCAAAGCCTCAGTTTGATCTACATACTCACCTTTGGCGTTAGCCTCAATGATGAGGTCACGAGTTCTAGCTCGGACAAACGGATCTTTTAAATCATCCGCATGTGTTTTTTCAAACTCTTTGGCTTTGTCAATTTCTCTTCGTCTCGCATACATATCCTCGAAACGATTTGACAGCCAATTATCAAGGGCTGGGACAACTGTCGGGTCAAGTTGGGGAATATCCTCAGCGGTAGCCTCATTTACTGGCTCTTGACGTCTCATTCTCTCAAGATTCGCTTTTTCCTGAGCTAATAGAGTCATCTTTGACTGCGATTCTACATAGGCTCGTTCAAGTTCATCTATGGACCTGTATTTGCCTGCGTAAATCTTCTCTTCCGTTTCCGCAGCAGCAGCGGGGGAATCAGTCGATTCTTCGGGTTCGACAACCTGTTCACTTTGAGCCCCTGTTTCCTCAGCTAAAGGTTCTTGGGGGGTGTTCTCTGTGTCCATAAAACTCCTTTGGGGGGCTTGCGCCGTGTCCCATTATTTAGTTATAGATGCAAGGAGCCGGAGGCGGTATATAAAACCGTGCCATAAGGCAACTCCCTGCAATCTATGACTAAATAATTTTGTCTTTTTGCTCCCTAATAATTCTCGACTCCTCAAAGACATTGATAAACAACTCTTTGATTAAATTCTCGTACATAATAAGGGCTTTTAAATTACCTTCCGAATACTCCAAGCATTTCTTCTTCTCTTGATCTATTTGCTCAAGTATCGGTTTTACTACTTCATCACGCCATATTCGGAACGGCTCCAATTTGTCCAACTCCGCCAATCGATGGCTGATTCGCTCCAATTCCTTGTCCTGTTTGTCCAATTCCATTTTGTACCTCCATTAAATAAGTTTCTGGGTCTTTTATACCTGATCGTTGTGCTCTTTCAATCCAAACTTTTTTCATATCCAGCGGTTGTTGCAAAGTCAGTGCCATTTGAATTGTAGTGTCAAAGTTCTCCAAATCCTGCTTTTTATCTATTTCAGCCATTGACCCGGCTTCGACCCTAATTATCCAATCAACATCAAATAATAAATCTTTTAGCGGATTCTTGTTTTGGGCTATCATATCGGCAGCAGTTATAGCCGCTTCTTCCATATCCATAATTTCGGCTTGAACAAGGTCATCGAGTTTAATTTTTCCTGTTAACAGACCCTTACTAACCTTAACCCATCTTGGTGATTCACCTGTAATTAGTATGTACTTAAATTCATCTTCGCCCATTAACTTACCAGCGTATTTTAGCCACTTATTGACAATCGGTTCGATAATATCTTCTTCTAATGTAATCTGACGGTCTTTCACTGGTGAGGAAGCCATCGCCAGCATTTGTGATATACCTGATGCTGTTCCTTTCGTTTTGTCAGAAACCTGATTTGGCACACCACCTAAATATGATCCTACCCCTGAAACACTCTCAGCTCGCTGTTGAATATAATTCATCAAATCAAATGGTACTGGTGAAAGTGCTGGCATCGTTTGATGTTCTGCTTGACCCCTAGTAGCCCAAACTATTCCGCCCAACTTCCAGGCGTTGACTAAACTTCTCTTTGAAAGCGGTCCTAAATTTGGATCAGCAAATAGAGGCGGGTTTAGCACTTTAGCGGTATAGTCGACAATTTGGTTTATTATCATATCTTTGGCTCTTGTCAGCCCTGAAATATGATCTAGTAGTGAGGTAGCGTATGGCTCTTTCGGTTTTTCAATATCCATAGCAAAATCCAGCGGATCTTCGTCTAAAATATCGTTATCGTACTCTTGGACTATTCCTTCCCAGTCAAGTATTCTCGTACAGTGTTTTTTATCCCATATAGTAATAAGCTCAATATCATTTACAACAGGTGAATAGACAACATCGCCAGATCGGTTAATTCTTGATGCTGTCGGGTCGTTTCTTAGCGACTGATTGGTTTCTTTATCTCGGTCTTTGTATTTATTTAATACTTTGTTGACAACAGCTTTGTCCCAATCGCTATCGTCATTTTCCATCATTCTTTTAACATAATCGGGAGACACATATTGCTTGATGTAATATCTTGATGAGGATTTAAGCGAACCGGTTGGGTCAAAAATAACATCTTCAATAGGTATATTTCTGAAATCAGGTGTTTCAGAATCAGAGTTGTAATATGTTTCAGTCGCAACATTACCAGTAACACAAAATTCTCTGCTAACCATTTTTAGTTTAGCTTTCATTGATCCAGTAGACTGTTTTCTTTCGGGACAATCCCAATAATATGATGGAATTGCCGATATGATATTAGTTATTTGTTTCGGTATCTGCTTACCCTTAGCGTATGAGTAGAAAACGGGTTGCCTTTCAAATAACTTCTGAATCACACGCTCTACAAGTTCAGGAGCGATAGGGTCAGAGATTTTTGACTCAGTCCCCTTTGTGTTAGACCAAGCTGTATATTGTTGCCAGTTCCTATCAAAACGAAACCTATGATACTTGTCCAATATCATAAGCCATTTCTTGTATTCTGTTTGATAGCGAGAAATAGTTTTGTCCATCAACCATATACACGCAAATCACCAATACGCTTTTTCGCAGTTCTTTTTCTCCAAATTGATATGCACTTATTCCTCATAACAACAGAAGCCCAAGTTTCGATTTTTGCCTTGCCTTCGGGGTCAAATTTATCCATTTTGTCCCAAATATGAGAAACCAGTTCTTGATAATAGTCGTCAAAACTCATATCTTTGTACTGATATCTTTTGGCAAAGTATTGTATGTGCGGTTCGAGATATTCAAGAGCGTTTACTTTCCAATTGGTATTAACCTCGGTTCGTGAGTGCTTTATTTGTAATAAAAGTAATTTTTTCATTTGAATATTGGAAATTCAGATAGATCTGCATAATTTTTCTCTACAGGTAGTGGTCTATTGTGTTTTGGCAGAAAATGTAACCTCACAAGGGCATCAGCGGCATCTTTCGGACTCATTAGACAGTGCCATCCGATAAACGATATAACATCGTCTTTTGGCTTAACTCCAGGCGTTCTGCCGTCCCACCTAGCTTTTATTAACCAGTTTTGAGCTTTTTTAGAGTCGTGAATTATCACTCCTCCTTGCCCCAGGTTAAAGGTTTTACCCCAATGAAGTGATAGACACTCAAACTGCCCGCTCTGATGCATATTTGAAGTGCATAGCCTTGCCGAATCCCATATTGGATATGGTTTTAGCTGATATAATCCCTTTCTTTGCCAATTTCTTTTGTCAAACTTTACCTTTCCGCCTGCACGAATAATTACTTGTGGAACTGATACATAAGTTTTGTGTGGAATAGTAACTTCTTTAACTTTAAAATAATCGCAACAAAGAAGAAGTGCGTTAGTTGCCGAATCTACAACACAGGCATACTTAGAACCAGCATATTTGGCTATTTCTTTCTCAAATTTATTAACTACTTGGTACATAATTATCCTTTCATTCGTATATCTACTAATTGTTGGGGGCTATTAAACTTTTGTTTGGCGATATAGTCCAGGTCAATTCGCTTGCCTGCCATAAACTCGTTATTCAGGTATTTTGTCCCGACATCACCGGTTCTGTTATTCAAGAACTCAAACTGAACTGTGTTGATTGGACACTCTAAAACCTTTTGCCTCTTGTAACACATCATTAACGGCTTATCTATCGGAGTTAGCCACATCTGAGCTTCTATGTGAGATGGGATAGTAAAGTCTATTCGCTCCAATACCTCCCTAATTTCATCGGTTCTAAAGACAGTACACGAGCATGACATTGGATACCCCCAATCAAGGATATTTTCTCGCCACTTCCAAGTCCCATATCGCATTTTAGGGACCTTAACTGGTATATCTCTGTCGAAACAATAGTTGCAGTTTCTTCCAAGTCGCAATGAGAAACACAGAATATCTTTGTTGTTCTCAAATTGTCTAAATTGTTTATCTCTGCGTGAAACCTTACCGATAAAGACATCATCATCAGGGCAGAACATCACATATTTGCCGGTAAGCTCTCGCATAACATATTTTTTGAGGTTCTTTCTGCGATACTCAAATCTAATATCAGGGTTTTCCTTTATAACACGCCTGTAGCCTTCTTTATACGAGGGTTCGTACATATAGGTAACATAAATATCTTTGAAGTCAGTGAAGCGTTTAATTGACCTTAAACATAAGTCAAGTTGTGCTGGTCTGTTGTAGCTAAAAATTATTACTTTAAGTTGTATTTCTTCCCGCATCTTTTGCATAAGTGCACCTCTCTTTTATATCCATACTCTTTTATAAAACAGTGCCACATACCAAAGTACATAGTTTTGCCACAGTTGGCACAAGTGGGTCGCCTATATTGTGGTATTAAGTTGGGTTCGCCCCATTTCCTAACTAATTCATCTAATTGTTTTTGTGTGATCATATTTTTTAGGTTAATTGTAAATTAGTGGCGGAAACTACTCGCCCCGTAGGTACTTCTCTAGCTCCTCTGGTGTCCCCAGAATGTGAGTTTGTTCTTGCGTGATCTCGTGGATGACAATCTTCTTGCCATCTCTGATCAGCCAGTTGAATACTGGAGCGTTGTAATACTCTCCGTTGACTCGGTAGTCTTCAGCCATCATCTGCTTGGCTGCCGACACGAATTCTGAGCCTCGCTTGAAGAAGAATTGACCAATGTTAGCGTGAGTCGAGATCGGTTTTCTCTCGGCTACTTCGGTCACGAAGCCATCTTTGTAGATGGAGCTGAAGCTGAAGTGTCCGTCTTTCTGCGGGTGGGTTAGAATCCCGCCATCGTACTTCCAGCAGGCATCAATGAAGTCGTCAATCGGGATGTCCACCAACTGATCGCAAGATGAGAGCAGTAGTGGCTCATCGGTGTTTATCAGGTTTTCAGCTTTGAGAGCCGACTGCACCGCCCCATCAGTCAGATAGGGTAGTTCAATGATGACGCCTCTTTGGTTCCGGAGGATGTTTGAGAGTCTCTCATCGGTCATCGCTGATAGGGTAACGAATACAAACTGATAATCCCTATATCTTGGGGTCAGGTTTCTGATGACCCTCTGAATCATTGGAACACCGGCGACTTCGATTAGCGGTTTGTGATCCACATACCCAGCAGTCTTGAAACGACTACCGATACCAGCCATCGGTATTAAGATGTTAATCTTCATATTTATCTCCTTTCCCTGAGGGGACTTTCACGACCGCCAAAGCCCCTGACTCCAAACACTTATATCCAGTCTTCTCATAAGGCTCAATAATACAAATATCACCCTTAGAGTATTCTTTGGTGATAGTGCCAGTTATTCTGTGTCTTCCGCTGACAAACACGATGTACTCCGTACATGTCTTGTGATAGTGAGGTTTGTGTTCCTCTCCCGCCTCATAAAACATCACACCGAAATCAAGTTCCTTTGTTTTTAGTACACTAGGGTTAAAGTCCCCTATAATCCACCCTCTTACATAGTCATTTAAGTTCATGTTCTCTTTCCCATGTTAATTTCTCGCTCATCTTCTCGCCAGGTCTCGGACCGATAATCTTTGATGGATAATCATCATTAAGGTTGTGTTTGTGTAAGACCCTTAATTTAAGCTCGTTTAGTGTAAGCTTCTCCATATTGGGGATAATTAGTTTTTTACCTAACAAAAATTCCGACCATATCTGCCTAGCAGCGTCAGGTAGTTCTATTA